AAATGCCGTCGAGCTTGCCGAGCAGGACGCAGAAGAGGAGATCGAAGCGCTGAAAGCAAGAGCAGCGGAGGCGTTCAAAGAATACATGGAACAAGCACATGGAGGTTGCCTAACCTCCGATCTGGACAATTTCATTCAAAAACTCAACGAGCGATGACCTTCACTACCCCCTGCTTTGTTCGGGTTGAGAATCCGGAGAAGCGAAATAATTTGCGAGAATGGGCAAAAAACATCGGCTACAATTTTGTGGACGTTGCGGGCATTGAAAGTGATTATTCAGACCCACAGCCCTATATTGAGGTTTTCCCGCATTCTTTTAGATCGACCACGCCGCAAGGTAACTCGTTTTATGTGGCTTCAAGAAAAGCTATCGACTGCGGCGAAAACATCGAGCTGTTCAAAGCCCTGGCGGCGATGAATGAATGGAACGACCGGAAACAATGGTTTGTGGAAGAAGGAAGAATGTTCAAGTGCACGTCAGACAAGATCAACAACTATTGCTATCACTGGCTTACCACCCGCAAAGCCACCGCCGAAGAGATTATCGAATACTTCAAAAATAACGAGAGATGAAAAGCGTAGAAATATATAACGATCATTTTCAGAATTTCAAAACATACGGTATCCCTAAAGCGCAGTTAATAATTGCAGATGTTCCGTATAACCTCGGCACGAATGCCTATGCCAGCAATCCGGCGTGGTACGTCGCTGGAGACAATAAGAACGGCGAGAGCGCACTCGCAGGCAAACAGTTTTTCGACACGGATAAGGATTTCCGGCCCGCGGAGTTCATGCACTTCTGTTCGCAGATGCTCCGCAAGGACAAACCTGTAAAGGAGACCTCCGGGGGCGAGGGTAAACGCAAAGGGAATGGGTCCTGTATGATTCTCTTCTGTCCTTTCGAACAAATACACTATTACCTCGAACTCGGACAGCGGTATGGTCTGAAAAAATATATCCCTCTCGTATTCCGAAAAAATTTTTCGGCGCAGGTTCTTAAAGCTAACATGAAAGTCGTTGGCAATTGTGAATACGGGTTGATACTCTACCGCGACCGCCTGCCGAAATTCAACAATGACGGGCGAATGATATTCAACTGTTTCGACTGGGTGCGGGATACTGATACACCGAAGATTCATCCCACACAGAAACCCGTACCGCTATTGGAGCGATTAATTGAAATATTCAGCGACAAGGGGGATGTGGTCATAGATCCATGTGCCGGAAGCGGGACGACCTTACTTGCTGCGGCCAATGTCGGAAGAAAGGCCTATGGTTTCGAGATTAAAAAGGATTTCTATCAGGGGGCTAAAATGTTAATAAAGAACGTTCAACCGAATTTGTTTTGATTATGAAAAGCAAAAAAGCAGAGGAATATATAAACACCCACCCGTTGTTTATGGCAAAAACGTTTGCGAAAAATGCCGTCGAGCTTGCCGAGCAGGACGCAGAAGAGGAGATCGAAGCGCTGAAAGCAATAGCGGTGGAGGCGTTCAAAGAATACATGAAACAAGAACATGGAGGTTTTCTCTCCTCCGATCTGGACAATTTCATTCAAAAACTCAACGAGCGATGAAAACACCCCAAGAAGCGGCCAGTTATATCGAACGAGTAAAGGAGTAAGAAGATGAAGATAAAGATGAAGATTTACGATAAAGAGCGTCGATGTATTTATGATACAGCGGTTTCTATTGCTCGATGTTTTGGAGACTATGTTGGAAGATGTAGACCTCCTGGATTTAGCGACTGTGATTTCACCCCGCAACCTGATCGATATGAACCCATAATATGCACTTTTTACAAAGATAGAAGCGGCCAAGAATTATGGAGTGGCGACCTTGTCCGGGTGCAACATCCCACTGCGGAGCCAAGCGTTACTTTGGAGTGCGTGATAGAATATTCGGAGTATGATGCTGCGTTCGTGTTTGTACCTCGCGAGAATCCAGAGTCCACCTATCCTCTCTTCGGAATGGATAGCGAGCTTATCGAACGAGTGGGAAGTATTTATGAAAAAACAGAGCGATGAAAGAGGTGTCTTTAGGAATACGTTGGGAGGAACTTTTCGGCAGGAGTAAAAAAAATACTTCTGATGCCACCCGCCGGGCGAGGTGGGAGCAATGGAAAGACCTATGCCTAAAGAGCGATCATCCCGATATGGTTGAATGGTGGGGCGAGGGATCAATGGCTGACGACTGTTTTTCCTGTGAGCACAAAGATGGTGATTGGTGTTCCCTGCAATCTTTACCATGTACGGTAAATCCGGTAACGACTTTTTCATTAGGAGATATTGGGATGGCTTGCAGGGGGACTGGATTCAAACCAAAGCAAGCTAAATTGGAATTTTAACCCGCCTTCGGGCATAACATGAGTAAGAAGAATGAGCACAACAGTCAAAACCGAGGATGTGTACTGTGTGTACGATCCTGACGGTATTCCTATTCTCCGTACAGTGGAAAATGAGCCCAGTGATTCCATTAGTCGACTTACACCCAACGAGGATACATGGAAATACTGGTACCTCAGAGAAGGTTACACCTGCCGCCCTGTGAGGGTGACGATTGAAGAACTGCCGCAAGGCGAAAAATAAGATAGAATGCCGGTTTACTATGCCAGTAGTGATTATAGCAGGAGTTGGCCGAGGTGTCTATATGCCCGATTCCCCCATGCAGTTATCACGAAGATAACGCGTCTTTCCGACGGTTGGATTAAAGTAAACTATGTAAACCGCAAAACCTATTGGAAAGGAAAGAAAATAACTCGCCGCAAGGCATAAACAATAAAAATCATGCGAAATATACTTTTCAGAGGCAAGCGCCTCGATAATGGGGAATGGGTATACGGAAGCCTTTTACTGATTGGAAACCTTGCCTATATCTATGTTGGTGATTCATGTCCGTCCGAGGTTAATTTCGAATACGAATTTATCGATGTTGATCCCGCCACCGTCGGCCAGTACACCGGATTGAAAGACAGAGCCGGAGAGATGATTTGGGAAGGGGGTGTATTCAAAGAAGATGATAGCGGAATTGTTCGGTCCGTATTCCGGGTTCCCGGCGGCCTTGCTTTTGAGGATAATCCTGTGTCGTTTGGGTATGACCATAGAGCGCCGGTATATCCGTACTCTTCCATTGCTGAAATGCAAAACGCATCATGGTTGTCGCAATGTTGTGAAGTAATCGGCAACATCCACGATCACCCGGATCTGCTGAAATAAAAACGGAGGGTGTCCGCCTCACCCTCCAACCTATTACTACTAACCCAAAGCCAATATGAAATTTGGTAATGCAAAAATAACAAAAACCTGAAATATGAAAAGAACCTTACTTTATTTTCTTCTTGCCTTTATAGCCGTGATTCTTGCCGCCTGTGAGCTCAACAAGACCAAGCCGGGCAAGATCATCTTCGACCGTGTCCCCTTCGTCTATGCCACGATAAACGGCCAACGGGAGCTATTCTTAATAGATACCGGAGCGTCTACATCTATGCTGGATAAAAAGCTCTGTGACGAAGCGAAAATCTACTACATGGCTACCGGCTTAGAGGTAATCGGCGTAGACGGAACCTCGATCCCTTTAAAGACCACCGGAAGAATCCCGTTCACGCTCGACAGCATCCCGTATTCGGCCAGCTTCGCGGTACAGGACATGACCAGTCTACGGCGGGCTACAGGAAAGAACGTAAGAGGGCTTATCGGCTCGGATGTGCTGGGATTTTACCGGTTGACGGTGGATTTTAAAACATGTGAGCTGAGATGATTACTGAGACTATCATTAATGAAGTTGCCCGAAAGGTTGAAGCGGTAACCGGATTTTCCCTTGAAGAGATTAGGAGTAAAAGCAGGTACTGTCCGCTCGTTCGGGCCAGGGTTATTCTCGCATACGAATTAAGGCGGTGGAACCTGACGTATATCGAAATAGCCAACGCGATAAACAGGAATCATTCAACATTGACGCATTATCTTACAGCCTATAGGGATAAATACGATGCCGATCCCGTATTTCGCAAGATGGCAAATTGTTCTAAAGGTAGACAAACCCTATAAGGAAAACAGTAATAAATGCGGTTGAAATTGGACTAAAAGTAGAATGATGAAAAAGATTATCTCAATAGAAAAAGTATCGAACGGCTTTATTGTCACCAATGGCAATCTAAAGCGCGTCTATGACAGCAGCCCTTTAGAATTTGAATTAGACCAGATTCATCAGATGCTCTACAGCTCCAAAGATGGGGATTCGCATACTATCGTGATCGAAGTAGATCCGCCCGTTTTCACCTCACAGGATAATGATTCGATTGAGCTTTGCGGTTTGCTTTGGGATAAAGATAATATCTCGGTAGGTGGTACAGAAAAGGATGGTCATCATTATTTCACTTGGACAGAGGCAATGGAAGCCGCCGAAAAACAGGGTAAGCGCTTACCGACCGCAGACGAATGGGAGGATTTATGTGATCTTGGTTCAACATGGGATGAGGAATTAAGAGGGCGTTGGTTTGGCGGAAATCACTATACGGATCACAAAGGGTCTATTTTCCTTCCGGCTCGCGGTCATTATGACGAGGGGGGTGCATATATGGACCGTTGCGGTTTCTACTGGTCCTCTTCGATCTGGTTGGTGGCGTACGGCGGTTCGCAAACTGACATCTTGAGCTTTGATCCCGATGATTCTAATGTGTACCATGACGACATCAGCGCTCGCTTCTCTGTTCGCTGTGTACGTGATATTGCAAAGTAATTATCGGGTGAAATTCCGATAGTTGCCCTCAAAACAGGTAAAATGCCCTTATAAACAAACTATTTTTGTAAAAACACACTATATGGGAATTGTGACGGAGCATGAACTAACAAAAAGTGTGATCGACACCAAGTCAAAAGTTTCTCAATACGTCTCAAAAAAGAGGCGTGAAAAAGGCTTGTCTACATACGAACTTGCCAAACAGAGTGGTGTTGATTGGTCTACCGTCAAAAATATAGAAAATGGAAAGACCGTGAAGATCGATGTTTTATCTAGGGTGATTAAGGTTTTAGGCGGTAATATATTTTTCATGTGACATGCCTAAATTAACGATAAAGCAAGAAAAATTCGTCCTGAAATACCTCGAATGCGGCAATGCATCCGAGGCTTACCGCTTTGCATATAACTGCTCGAAAATGAGCGATAATGCTATTTGGAACGCTGCTTCAATTTTAATGGACGACCCAAAGGTTACCCAAAGGATAGATTACCTCAAAAACAACCTCGCAGAAGCCGCAGGTATATCAGCCCTCCAAATCATACGAGAGCATCAAAAGATCGCCTTTTCAAACTTTTCCCGACTTCGGAACGGATGGATGGAGCTAAAAGACTTTCAGGAGTTATCCGACGAAGAGAAAGCGTGCATCCAGAGTGTTGAAACAAAAAAAACGACAAGGTATACGAAAGAAGGGGAGCCCATCGAAGAAGAGTGGGTCAAGATTCGTCTTTACGATAAGCAGAAGTCGTTGGACAGCATCTCGGAAATGCTTGGATACGATCAAAAATCTTCGGTTACACAAAATATGAATATAAACATCCAGCCGCCTCAGATAAATTTTAAGTAGGCTGGTTAAACCTTCTGTGTGATGATGCACAGTAATCCCGTAACGGAAATAACGTACAGTCGCAAATACGCACCCTTGTTTAATCTGACAACAAGGTACTGTATCGTTATGGGCGGGAGGGGGTCTGCTAAATCACATGCCGAATCAACGAACGAGGTTTGCAATACTTTCAATCCTGACCAGCTTACATTATTCACTCGTTACACGATGACGAGCGCGGAAATATCGATTATCCCCGAGTTCTGGGAAAAGGTCGAATTAATGAATTATGCGCCTATTTTTTACAAAACGAAAGCTTCAGTCGTAAACAAGCAAACTGGTAGTGGTATATTGTTTCGTGGAATCAGAACATCTTCCGGCAACCAAACGGCATCATTAAAATCTATATCCGGAGTAACCCGATGGGTACTGGATGAGGCGGAAGAATTAACCGATGAGACTATTTTCGATAAGATCGACCTTTCGATTCGAAAGAAAAATGCAGACATTCATGTTATAGTTATCTTAAATGCTCCTGACGAAGAGCATTTTATTATTCGTAGGTTCTTTATAGACAGGGGGGTTCCATTTAACTTTAATGGGGTGCATGATGATTGCACCTACATTCACACTACCTACCTGGATAACATCGAAAATCTTGACGAATCATTTTTACGTGTAGCCGAAGGCGTTAAAGAAAAAGACCCGGAAAAATACGAGCATATTTTTATGGGAATGCCCTTGAAGATGGCAGAGGGCGTAATCTATAAAAATTGGTGCAGAATCACATCCTATCCTTCCGATCTATACACTTGGTATGGGGTTGATTTTGGATTTGTGAATGATCCAACGGCCATTATTCGTATATGTTTCGACAAAAGGAGCAATAGTATTTATTTGCATGAAGTTGCCTATCTAAAAGGGCTCCAAAATGCCGATATCGCCAATTTAATAAAGCAGGATTATCGCAATAAAAAAACAGAATTATTTAACGATGGCTCGCATTCTATTGCTTATCATCATGAGCGTATCTATATCGATGGATCGGAAGTAAACAGAGATGAGTTATCCGTGGTATTAAAAGCTATCGGCCTTTCCCCATACTACCAATCCCTGTTAAAACAAATAAATTCAATAGATCATTGTCTAACAGAGGTGTATTGTGATTCCGCAGAGCAGAAGTCTATTGCGGAATTGCGGCAATACGGGATATCTGCTTATCCAGCTATCAAGGGTGCAGGATCGGTGGTTAATCAGATTCAATTTGTCCAGTATTTCAACATCTATTACACATCGGAATCATCTAACATTCATAATGAACAGAAGAACTACAAATGGCTGGTAAAAAAAGACGGCACATTGGATAACGAGCCTATGGACGCCTTCAATCATGCTATGGATGGGGCTCGCTATGGGATTTTCACACACTTAACACGAAATGGATATGAGTATGATAAAGTTTTGGGGGCGAAAAAAGCAAGTTGAGCGAAAAGGATACTTTCCTGATAAAACAAACAAGGATAATGAATACTTCCGGCAGCTTGACGAGAGTATTTACATGAATTCACGCCTTATTGACTTCCCAAAGGTTGACAGGCATTCATTGGTTCGAATTTACGAACAAAACTATGCTGTGTTCTCGATTGTTAACAGGTGCGCAGATGCTATTGCAAAGGCTGTCAGGTATGCAGAGCTAAATGATAAAGACAACAATGTTATTGATTCGCATTGGTCTATTGATCTTCTGAGAAACCCCAATGACCTAGAAAGCCAAAAGGAATTCATAAAAGCATGGGCAATCAACAAGCTTGTTTTGGGGGATGCTTTTGTTTACGGCATGGAGGGGGTTGGTCTCAAATCAGGTCAATTCATTAGTCAGTATATAATGCCATCCCAAGAAGTATTCATTGTGAGAGGCGGTCCATTTACTCCCATAAGCGGGTTTACGCTATCATCAAATTTAACCCTCAATTCAGAGCTTACCCCTAAAAATGTAATGTTTAGCCGGGATTACAATCCCGATGTTACTACCAATTACGGACTATCCCCTCTGGTATCAGCAGCCAAGTTAACTTACATTATCGATAACGGTCTGAAAAGGCAGAATACAACCATCCAACAAGGTGGAGTGTCTGCCATTGTTACCCCTAAAGAAGATATCACCCATGGCGGCCCCACTGAAATTGCCAAACAAAACACAGAAGAAGATTTGAACCAACGCAGGGACGGTCGGCACATCTCTTATATGAGGTCTCCTATAGATGTTCATCTGTTGGGTGACACGCCTGTAAATCTGGCATTACTGGATAGCTCCGATTCTGCTGTATCTGCACTGTGCTTTGTGTACGGGTATCCTTATGCCCTATATAAGAGCGAGACTACTTATGACAACCAGGCTGCCGCAAAAAAAATTCTCATCGAAAACATTGGAATTCCTTATGCGGAGGACTTTTTGGAGAAGTATACCAAGTTTTGTCGCTTTGAGAATGGCGAACATTGGATTATTAATACGGATAAAATTGACGAGCTAAAAAAGGACGTTACAGAGATGCTGAACGCCTATGACAAATCATACCGATCATATAATGACCGGGCTAAGCTTTTAGAGCTCGATACAATTGATGAATCATGGGCCAATGAGCCTATTTTCCCTATAAATGTGATGCCAGGGAAACCTACGGAAAGTTTAGTTTCAGAACAATATTTGTCTGGCGACGACAATAGTACCGTATCCTGAAGTACGGAGCATATACCGCCTAAGCAATAACCGGAATAAGGTGTATATATGAAAATAACCCCCGCCAAACGACAACAAGGATTAAACCGAATAATCAAGGTTATTCGAATGTCGGGTCCGTATGAAAAAATTCTGGCAGCAGAAAGATCGAAGGAGGTTAAAAAGGTTATGGGTGCTTTGTTGGGACTGCCTGTGAACCTTGTTCCTGATCTGATTCAAGTTAGAGAACAGTACCTTGCTTCGTTCTTTCGCAAGCTATATTTAAACATTGGGCCTCAAGTGGCAGGTGATGAATTTCAGGAAAAGATCGGTCAGAAAAATGATCGGAGTATTGGATGGGAGAGAGGATTATATGATTTTATAGAACAATATTCCGGGACGAAAATAAGTATGGTGTCAGGCACTTTAAAGGAGTGGATTGTTAAGCAGGTACAAGAGTATGTTACCCTGATGCAGAATGAGGGGCAAAGCATCGAAACCGTGACACGCAATATGAGGGATGTTATTGTAAAAAAATGGAATACGGCTGAATTGTGGCAAGTTCGCAGGATTGTGCAATTCGAATCATTGGCCTGCTCATCCGTGGCCAGACAATTATCCATAGATTCATTAGGTGTTGAATACACTAAGACGTGGATGATAAGCGGTCACAACACCCGTCCCGGACATCAGGTTATGGATGGCGTTACCGTTGGTCAACAAGAATATTTTTATCCGGAAGGTGAGAAAATGGAATATCCGAGAGATATACGCTTTGGAGCCTCTGCGGGAAATCTAATCAATTGTATGTGTTCAGTAGTTTATAATGTTGTGTGATGGGTAAAACGTCAGACATACTTAGACAGCTAGCCGACATGATAGATGACGGTTGCTTCGAGCATCTGTCAGAGGATGACTTAGACGGAGCGAAGAGGGTATTAATGGCGCTATTGGATGTGGATGTTACCTATGACCAGGCAGCGAAAATAGCAGGAAAATCAAAACAAAGTATTTGGAGTAAAATTTCAAGAAGTGTAATAAAGCCCAAGCTTTTAAGGCGAACAATCAAATACTCTGAAGCAGTTAAAATTGGCAATGGAACCATTTAATCCTTACATGTAAAAATCTGTAATTCTTAATATTACAAAGTATTTGCAAGGTGTTTTCCCGTGGGGAGGCACCTTGTTAGTTTTGTTCCATAAGCTTATCGTGAAGCACTCTACGTTAGTGGGTGTCAACCAATCAATTTCAAAGTTTATGGACAAAGATATTTTCATGTTCGGTGACAGTGGCAATTCCAGCATTGCCTCTATGCTTCCGGCCCTGATGCAGAACAAGGGGATGGACCCGAACCTCGTAGCCGCGCTGATGAACGGCAACAACAATAAGGGAGCCTGGGGTGGCGACGGTTGCTGGTGGATCTGGATCATTCTGCTGTTCTTCTGCTGGGGTGGTTTCGGTGGCAACGGCTTCGGTAACAACGCAAACGGTCTTCCCGCACAGCTTAACGGTGATGCCGGGCGTGAACTTCTGATGAATGCCATTCAGGGCAACGGTACCGCCATCAATCAGCTCGCATCTTCGCTGAACTGCTCGACAACCCAGCTTCAGGGTGCAATCTGCAATCTTCAGGGATCGATCGACAAGGTGGCCGGTCAGATCGGCATGACAGGCCAGCAGGTTATCAACGCCATTCAGGCCGGCAACTGTCAGCTTTCGGCCCAGATCGCAGAATGCTGCTGCAATGTCCGCACGGCTATCGAACGCCAGGGCTATGAAAGCCAGCTTGCCGTTTGCAACCAAACCAACACGCTGGTCGGCACGGCAAACCAAAACACGCTCGCTTTGCGCGATGCAGGAACGGCCAACACCAACGCCATCATCGGCAAACTCGACCAGATGCAAAATCAGGCACTTCAGGACAAAATCGACGCACTGCGCGAACGCAATACAACGCTGCTCAACCAACTGTCTCAGGAGCATCAGAACGCGTATTTCGCGCAGGTATCCGCGCAGACCATCGCTCCTGTCAACGCTGCCCTGAGTGATCTGAGCAACCGTCTGTCCGCTATCGAGTGCAAACAGCCTGCAACCGTAACCGTTCCGTATGTTCCGGCCATGAGTAACCTCGTGCCGGTAAACTATGGTATCAACGTCAATCCGTTTGCCGCTTCTACACTCGGTTCGTGCGGTTGCTAATAGGGAAGGAGGTAGCATATGTTTGGTAACCCCTTTTCCCCTTATTGGTGGATGCCCCAGCTTCCGGTAATGCCGCAACCGGCAATACGGAGAGTCGATATCGGGGGCATCTACGAACTCTCGACCAATGCAGTGCAACTGACCGACGTTAGTGTTGATTACGGCATTAACCCGGCTTGTTACAATGCATTACCCTGCGAGAGCATCGTCTTACTCAAAGTTCACGCGGACGCTCCGGCTGGCGGAGAATCGCTCCCTATCGCCCTGGCTATACCCAACAACGGGCAATCTACCGTTTCGAGCAACGGCTCGACCGTAGGTACATCAAAGGTTCCTGTTGTGGATAGCAACGATAATCCGGTTACAGGAAGCGATGTCACTGGAAGTACCGAGCGTCTTGCTTACATCAACAAGCGAACGGGAACGATCCGGTTCCTGGAGTTTACATCCGGAACAACGACGGCATCGACCCCCAGCGCCGAGCAGGTAGTAAGTAAAAGTTCAAAGTAAAAACAGAAAGCAATGGGGGAGCAATCCCCCTGCGCTTTCCCAAAAATCAAAAACCATGTTTCAGAATTTGAGAAAAGGAAGCTCCGTATATGTTCTCGATACGAGGGAAACGCCGAAGTTTTATGTGGCCACGGTCAAAGAGGTGGGAATGCCTTACTATCCGCAGCCCACTCCGGGTCAGCTAACCCCATTCCAGCAGCAATACATCAATATTGTGCTCGATAACAACGAATCGTGGGGTGTAAGAGCCAACATGGACGTAGAATCCAAAGGAGGTCTTACGGTTTCCATGACGCGCGAGGGGCTTATGCCAGCCATCACAGCGGGTCAGAAGGAGAGCTCGGACATAATCAATTCTTTCGACCGGCATAAGGCCAATTTGTCGGCTTACGATCAAATACTCAAAGACCTCGATCCGTCCTATGCAAAAACTAGGGAGCAGGACGAGGAAATCAAGAGGCTGAACAGCGAGTTGACAGAGATCAAAAACTTAATGAAGGCGGTTCCTAGTCTGAACGACATCAAGAGCCTTCTCAAACCTGAAACAACAAAAACCAAATAAACTATGGGATGGAATGCAATTGGCATCGCTCGCGGTTTCAGTGGGGACGACGAGCAGATGGACGAGCTTCAGCGCCAGCAGACGG